GCTTCATTTCCAAAGCAGTGGAAACAATGCCAGCCATGGCGTTTTGCTGGGGGGCTCCGGTGGTAGTACCACCAGAAGCGCCATTTGGAGACGACGCACCAGCATTGACGGACAGGATCGGGTTAAGGCCCGCATTCTTTAAATCGGCTACTTCGCGAGCGTGAGACGTATTCGACATACGTTCCTGAAATTGCATTTGTTCACGTGCATTGGCTTGCGCCATTACATTTGCGTTATGTGCAATATCTTTATTCGCGTCGTTAGCCTGCCTTTGACCTACATAGCCAAGGACAGGGCCGAGAATGTCACCAATTCCGCCAAAATCCATCAGAACTTCCCAAGAGTTACAGGTACCGAGTACATCTGCATAGGACGAGCATGTTTGTAGTTAAACCATGCATCGAAGAGAAGATGTGGTGCACCAGTGACGGCGATAGCGCGGTCAATAGGAGTATTTTGGACAATGAACGTCGAGTTCAATGCGGGAACAGCGCTGAACTCTTCAGCCATGTGCCACATATCGAGAGACGTTGCGTACGTCGAACGGAATTCGCCGTGGATTTCGGACGGCTTGTAGCGGTATTCAGCGTAGCGCTCCTGGTATCCGAACACAGACGTGTCGGTACCACCGGCACCGGCGAGAAAGATTTCTTTGTTAAGAATCGTCTGTTCGCCGAGTTCCTGGAGTTTCGGCCAAAAGAAATCATAACGAGTGGAACGAAGCCAGAGTTTATTAAGACCTTGTTGGTAAGACAGGTCAGCGCGAGCGCAAGCGAGGCCGATGACGTAGCCGTGTTCCACAAAAGAGTGGGAAAAGCCGGCAGAGCCCTGGTGAGTACCAAAGGCCGCTAATTGGCCCTGAGCGTCCGCTCCTGAGGTCGGAGCCGTTTGGGCTACCGGATGGCTCGAGATCTTAGAAGACCCGCCACCGAGGTACTCAGGACGTTGTAGACGGAAGTCAGGCGAGGTCACGTTAAAATGGGCCGCCAAAAGTTCGACATACCGTGTTCCACCGCGTGCATCGAGCTCAAGGAGACCTTGGACTTGAAATGCTTGACGCAGTTGGTTGATGGTTGCAGCGGTAGCGGTTGAAAGATCCGCAGTAAGACCAGTCGCAGTAGCATCAGCAACCGTGCCCCAAAGAGCGTCGCCGGTTGCAGCAGCACCGCCGGAAAGTTTTACACTGGCGTCGCCTGCGACGGTGCGGATTCCGTAGTTCGTTCCTCCTTGGTGCATATAGAAAGCCGTGTTGGTGCTAACAACCGGCGCAGAGGTGCCAAGAGGCATCGAGACAGCCGTGCCTTTTTGAAGCCAAGGAAGGGCCGAAGTGAAATAATCGTGGCGCTTCCCGCGCTTGAGTAGAGCGTAATCAGCAATCTGGTCAGGTCCGTCATCGGTATTTTGAATGACGCGATTTTGAAGGTTTTCGTCCCTAAACCAGGTATTAAAAATGAGATTGTAACAGCGCAGCGGTAGTGTGTTTCCAAGCGTCCATGCGCCAGCCACGTCCGTAGGGAGACCCATTTTGTCGTAAATTGTACCGACCTCTGGTCCTCCAGCTGGAAATGCATCAAGTGATGGGAGGATATAGGAAATCGAGTCACCCGGATTATCTTGTGCGCCATTGAATTTTTCCCAGTTAGACCATACGAGGCGGTTTGGAACGAAGAAGAAGAAATAATCGATCATCATGTTATCCATGATGGGAACTTTTTGAGTAGCAAGACGTGCAAACGTCTGCATTGAGAGATTACAAGTATCACCTGGAAGAATTTCGTCCAGGAAGATTGGAGTTAGGTAGTCAAAGTCGAAGGTGTCTTTCAGTGCGAAAGATCGATCGAATTGAGAGCGTTGAATTCGGACGTCAGGTTGCGTCGCGAACGAATGTTGTGACTGTCTGTTGCCAAGAGCCATTTGGGCCTTTCGTGTTAAAGCTTCAGATAAGCCTGAAGCTGTTCGAACTGTTTGTTTTTAATTAAGCGACGAACTTCGTTTCGTCGGAGAGGCGTTTTGCTCGTAAGCCTTCGAGCGTTATATATGTCCCACCATTTTTGATCTTCAGTTTTCTCGCGGGCCTCGGCCTCGGTTTGTCTATCAAGTTTTAGACGTTGTACGTAACATAACCAGTCCTCGGGACGATGCTCTTTGAGCCATTTTTCATAGTAGCGTGGAATGGGAACTTTCGAGCCATCAGCAAGGACACAATGGCCTTGTAAGAAAATGTCAGGCCAGAATTTTTCGAGCCACCGTTTTCCGATGGCGTATTTTGAAGACATTTTGTGAATAGGTTTAAAGTCATGTTCGCCGTCTTTACCGTGAACTAATTTTTTGGTGGCGTAGCGGGCGACGTAGCCGGCGCTCTCGATGGTGACGGAGCCGTACTCGGCGATGCCGTGTCCCCAGAGGGCTGTGAGTTGTTCCGAAGAAAACACACGATCGCCTCTGTCGCTGGTGTACTTATACACGCCGTCGCTAGGAGACCAATTGAAAATAATAGCATGCCAATGAGGACGTTTCGTTTTTTCACCGTATTCTCCTGTCACCATAATTGGGATTTTGGGTCGTTCGAACGTAATTGGATCTAAGGGCGCGTTATCACGAAGCCTTTGAGCAAAATTTTGCCAGTCTTCGTAGATGAGTTTAGACGATTTGAGGTTCTCATCTGAATAGGTGAGAGTGATGAACGCGTTTTGTTCGTACATGGAAGCTTCGTGAACGCAGCGAACTGCTTTTTCACGCGCTTGAGATAAACGACATTCCAAGCATTGACCACATGGGAGCTTGAACGTCGCAAATTCTTTGCTATAGTCTTTTTGAGACCAAGATAAGGTTTTACCGTCAGCTTTGAAGCCGACGGTTCGGGGATCGGTACAAGGCACTGTATCGGTCCTTTATTTTTAGAGCCTGATGCCGCCGCGCATTTTACGCGGATTCATGCCGTTCAATTTGTGATGGCCTGATGTGGCCTTGAAGCTGCGGCGAGAAGATTTTTTTGAGAGCGGTTTGCGTTTCATCGACACCTCTGTTTTTAGGGTAAATCGTCAGTGGGCATAGTTACAACAAGGAAGGTAACTATGCCCACTTGCGTTAATGAGGTGTTTATCGGGCGATTAGATCGACCGCTTTAACAACATGTTGCGGTGTGTTGAGAGGCGTTACAAGACCAGTCTGGTCGTTGTATTCGCCGAGGTAGAAAAGATCGAAATCTTCTGGAAATTTCGAATTGGGGTTTTTGTCGTCGCGAATGGCGTTTAGGAAGTCTCGTTCGGCTTCGCCGTGGCTCCGTTTGTAGAACGGAGCGTTATAGACTTCAGCTTTCGCGTCGCGGACAGAGTACATCTTCAGTTGCATTTAGCACCTTCAGGTTTGAGAGAGGCACGATTGCCTCAGTCGTTTCCAGAACATGGAATGTTCAGGCAGTTTGTCTAGTTTTTCGTAAAAATAAATTTTTACTTTTGGGTCAGAGACCGGGGATTACGACCGTTCAATACCCCCTAAAGGGGGTGATTACCGGTCGTGAAAGAGCGCGCAGGGGCGCTTATTGTGGGTGTTGGCTTTGCTAATAAGCAAAGCATTGTAGGTCGCGCTGGGGTGGCGTTCGCTACGCTCACTTGACCTTGCTTTGCGGCGGTCCCCATCCCTTGCGCTTGTGTTTTAGAGAGAGAAGATTGCGCCCCGTTAGGGGCGCTTCCTCGCGAGCAAGTAAGCTCGCCGAGGTGTTTAGAGAGTAGAGTTAGAGAGTTTAGGGTTTAGAGGGGGGAGTCGCTTCTGTTTTATCGTTTAAATCGTTTTTTGAGGTCGCTCCTGGAGTTTGAGTTTTTGAGATAGAGGGAGGTTTAGGGTCATAGAGACCGAGTTCTACTCCTTCGTCGTAGTTTTTCGAATCCGAGAGGAATTCGATGAGTTTACCGGGATCGTTCGCAAAGCGAGAACGAATTTGAGCCGGTAGAGACGCGAATGCGTCTTGGGCATGTGCAACTTCTTGCAACATGCCGTGGTAATCAGAGATTTGAGAGAAGTCGGCGTAAACGCCTCCTTTACGCGTGAGCGCGTTGAATGCGACGGGATCAGCCCCGTATTTCCGCATGATATTATTAATGTCCGCTTCTTCAGCAAATTGTTGCTGAGTCATAGAAGGCTCGTTATTCACAGTACGAACGCGAATGCGTTCAGTGTGATGGGAAGCCAGGACGGGATTAATTTCTGTCGTAACCAATTTCATCGTTTACTCCAAGGGTTTATCATTTTTCGTTCAGATTCAGGGCGAGGAGCCTTGAATCGCTGTGCATCTTCGATTTTATCCAGCATGGGCTGGATCAGTTTATAGCCGCGATTAATAATGTCGGCTTGAGGGATACCTTTCGATGCGACCTTAGCATCGACATCGAGTTTATTTTTCTGGGACTGCATAAGAGCCAGTTCCTTTTCCTGTTTCGCCATAGCCATGCGCATTTGCTTCATTTCCAAAGCAGTGGAAACAATGCCAGCCATGGCGTTTTGCTGGGGGGCTCCGGTGGTAGTACCACCAGAAGCGCCATTTGGAGACGACGCACCAGCATTGACGGACAGGATCGG